CCTCCGTTAGTTAATATTATTCTGTGCAAAGTATTTGCACGCATTTTTCTTCTTCCATACGGACTGCGCCAATCCCCATAGCCGCATAGACCTGGGTGGAATAGCTTTTATCCGCACGTGCAGAAATCTGAGTGTTAATCTCTTTGGCTAATGCCAAAAGTAACCCAGACTTTGCATACATAAAACATGCCCTTCCGTCGGCCGCAACTGTCCCGCCGTTGATAGAGGCGAGCCTGTTGCAAATCACGAAAGTACATCCCAAGAACGTATTGACCTCTCCACGAACCAAAGCACGAACCGTGTTTGTGTCCATAGATTGAATCGTTGAGGTGTTCAGCAAATCAATAAGCTGGGTGGCTGTGATGACACAGTACCTTTGCTCAGCTGGGTCTACGTCTGCCGAATCCAAAAGAAGCTTTGCGTCTAACAGTTTCTGCAAAGACAATCCTGTGGCCCCGCAGCTTACGATGTTAGCGGCCGTGAACTGTGTTGCTGTTGCGCCTGCCTTGCCAGCGTAGGCTGTCCCGGAAAACGCGCTGATGAGAGCATCGTCAATAGACCTTCCTAACGCCCATGCCGCGTTCGTGGCATAGTCAGATTGGGGGTCAATCAACATCTTCAGCTTGTCTTCCTTGTCAATCAAGTCCGCCCATTCGTAGTCATACATCGTTACTCTACGTCTCCTGTGGTCGGATTTGATGAGGGGTGTGTCTGAATTGCGGGTTGTCCTCTTTATTGCAGCGGTAGAAGCCAACTGGTCAAAGTAAGCCTCTTCGCCTGTTACTGTCTCTATGCGTGCCGCATTGCGCAGCATAGAGCCTTTTTGCTGGACCAGGAAGTCCAGGTTGCTTCCGAATTGTTTTACGAAAGCAGTGGTTATGTCACCCATTGTAGCCTCCTTAAAAGGTTATCGCGTTAGTAGATTGTCCTTCGTTGCGATTTAAGAAGGGTCTTCCTCTTCTCCTGGTTGGTTCCCTCGCGGGGTTGTCCTAGGCCTGAGACTCTGCGGGGCTTGCGCTTATCCGGAGTGAGCCATCTCAAACAGGCTTTTCATCTTCTGTAAAGCAAGGTCATGTTCAAAATGAGTTTTGTCCCAATAAGGGTGTTTCGGGTCGCCCTTGATTTTAGCTATTTCAGCCAAAGCCTCATCAGGCGAGAGCGTCAACCCCTGTGGTTTCCCGGCAATCTTATCTTCTGAGAAGTTCTTGGCCATGTCAGCTATGAACTTTACCATATCAGGGTCATTGTTAAGGCCTGTGGCTTTTAACTTCTCTATAAACTTCTCTGTTCCGTACTTGTTAACTGCTTGTTCGGCTATGGCGTAGTTCTGCTCAAAAGCCTTCCCCCATAACTTCCTGAGGGCGTTCTCTGCCTCGCCTCTGTCTTGTGTGCGTTTCTCTCCGAATTGGTTGAACTTACTGACTTCATCTTCCATGAACCATTGGTAGAGATTAGCTACTTGGGCTGGTAACATACCCAACTCAAAAGCCTTTGCTTTAAAGTTATCCATAAACTCTTTGCTGGGTTCAGGGTAACCATCAGGCAGTTTGATTGTTGGAATCTGGTAGTCTTCTGCTGTCTTGGGTCTTCCAAGTCTTTCAAAAACCAAATCCCAATCTTCCTTTGTCGCCTTCTCACCGGGTACAGGTATCTTGTCTCTGCCAATAAGTTTCTGTGCTTCTACCCATGACTTGGCAAGGTCACCGGGTGATTTGAAGTTCTGTATGGAAGGATGAGACTTGATAGAGACATCCAATCCCTCCCTCCAATCTGCTACCTGTGTTTGCTGGTCTAAGTTGTCAGTTTCCTGATTTAGATTATCAGCCATCTCTAACCTCCTTGTTTATGCCTGTATTATTACAGGACATTTCTTCTTTCCATTTCTTTAATCAGCCTCTCAAGTTCCTCAATGTCCATTTCCTTGAAGGTGATTATGTGTAAGTAAAGTGTCCTTAAACCTTCCTGATAAGCCATAGTGAGTGCGTCCTTGCTGAAAGTGGTCTGTCTGAACATACCAAGCTTCTCCAAGTCTTTGAGGACTCGTTTCCCTTCTTCTGTGTCAAACACTTTCTTGTAGTCGGCTCGGAGTTGTTTAAGATTATCACTGTCAGGCATTGGTCGCCTCCGGTCTTAAGTTCTTGTCAGCTTGACTTGCTACAGAAGCCGTCTCAGCTAACTGTTGTGTTTGCGCCATCTGTGCTGCTTGCGCCTGTGCTTCCGCTCTTGCGTTCCTGATTGCTTCAACTTCTTTGGGGTCTCTGACATACTTGGCGTTCACCCCATACAGGTCTTGGATGTCTTTCACTATCTCGTCTTCATCCACGTTGTCTAATACGTCAGGCTTGACTGTGGAGATTTGTCCCACCAGCGCCAGGAATGAGTTGATTGACTTCATCTGGTCTAACTTTTGCGCTCTTGCAAGAGGGCTGATGTATTCTATCTTGTAAGGCATGTTCTGTATTGAATCAGGAGGGGGGGATAGTTTGCCCGTCCTCCACATGATGTTGAATGTCCTGTTGATTAAAGGGTCTAGGAACTCGTTCATTAAACGTCCTAACACCGGAGCCAGGATAAGCATCTTCTCTTCTACCCTCTGCATGACTTCAGTTGCTGTCATGTCCTTGCGTGCTGGGTCTGCCAACAAAAGGAACAAGTCCACAAAGTAGCCTTTCTTGACTGTGGACTGCCATTGGGAGATTATCTCTAATCCTATGTCTATACGCGCCCCTGTAGACAAAGGTTCAATCTTGTCTTCTGCTGTGCCTTTAATCCTGAAGTTAATCGCAGCAGGCCCTACTTTGATAGGTAATAAGAAACCATCATGAGGAAGAACCAAAGGCGGGTCTACCTGTTTCTGAGCTGAGCGTATCAACACCTTAACCATCTCGTTCAACATCTTGATGTCTGCGTACAATACCATAGCGGGACTTGACCCCCAGACTTCTCCTGAGTTCTTATTGAATCTTGGAGTGAAGTAAGGAAACTCACGATAGCCTGATTGTGTGATGAGGTGCTTCTTACTGACTTCAATATAGATAGATTCAAATGCCATGTTAGATGAGTCGTTTTTAGTTACGTCTCTTTCGTACCTGGGCTTGACGCAGTGGATGAACTCAACTGATTTATCAGGGTCTTTCTTGTCCATGAAGTTCTTCACGACCTCACCGGCTGAGTCTCCCCACTTCTCAAAAGCCTGACGTGCTGTCATTTTGAACTTGCGGTAGACTGTATCTATTTTTTCTTTCTCGTTTTCGCATAGGAAGATTTCAGCTATGTCTCTAGCGTAAAATCTAATACCTTCTGTTTCATCTTCTTCCTCGTACATGCAAGCGACTCCAAAAACGCCGAGATCAAGATACAATTCATGTATCTGCTGGTTAAAGTTGGATGAGTTAAGCTGGTTGTACATCCTGTCTTCTGTGTCCTGGAGCCATTCTTTGACTTCTGCATTATCCATCGCCTCCTCATCTTGAAGCCTTAATGAGAACCATTTGGAATTAGGGTTGGTAAGGTATGAGTGAAGCCCTGCCGCTAAAGTCAGATTAGCTTGCATGGCGGTTGTGTCGTAGACATCATAGTCATACTTAGCACCTGGAGTGCGTTTACGGATGATATAAGCCTTCCTTGGCAAAACATATTTAGCCACATCTTGCCAAAAAGAAGCATAGTTTTGCCTCTCTGACTCAAGGGTGTTGCATCTCTTTACGATGTCCTCTGCGATGGTGTTTTGGTCTGTCATCTCTTAAGCCCTCTCACGAAATCTAAAAATCTGGGTTTCTCTGGTTCTATTATCTTAGGCTGGTAAGTAGACACTAGTTTTAAAGCTTCACACAAGGCTACAATACAGAGTTCTTTCTTGTCTATGGGCCAGTTAACATAGACCATGTTCTTCTCATCAACTGCTACTTCTAGAAGTTTAGTTACCTTGGGTTGTTCGGCTTTAGCCTGTGCGTCTACTGTAGAAGTCTCCGCTTTCTGCATCTATCCTCCTAGTAAAGTCTTCTGCCCTACTGTGGCCATCCCTGTAGCTTCTTGGTCTGATAGTAATGTCTTAACCCTTCTTCGTCTTTTCTCTAATTCAGCCTGTCTCTCTTCTTCTGGTGCTGCGGCTGCTTCTGCTAACAGGCGTTGTTTCTCTTGTTCTTGTGCAGCTAAAGCATCACGCTGGATGTTTCCTGCTTTCTTCTGGGCTTGGCGCTGTTGTGAAGCACCCACACCTGTTGTGATTGCTGCTGCTATCAATGGAACTACCCAAGGCATGATTCCCTCCTTGTAATCTTGAATTGCTTCTGTTCTTTGTCCCACCACGAGACTGTTTTGTAGTTAGTAAG